ATTACTAACGAAGCTGGAGAGACAGTTGCTAACCCAGTTGCTGGTGATCCAGTCATGGAAACCGTCGCTAACCCTGCCATTGCTACGGCATGGCCTACACCTATTTAATTATGATTACCCTTATCCGTCCCGTTCTGTTCTCTTTTATCCAATCTCCAAAGGTCAAACGATTGATTATTGACCTGCTGCGGAAGTTGGCTTCTACAACAGACAATACAGTTGATGATAAAGCAGTTGACTTTATCGAACGTGGTCTATTTAGTGCTGAGTAATGGAGTGGGTCGACCCCCCCAAATTACCGTCTTTAAACCTCCCTAATGCTCCAAACTTACCGATACCTATACTAGAAGTACCAAGAGCAGACGTACCGGCTTACAAGCCGCTTGTGGTGCCTCCTAACACGCTTAGGCCACCTCCAGGGATAGAGGGTATAAACTCTGATCCTGGTCCAGAATCTACAAATAAAGAACCTAAAGCTGTATCACCATCACCAATAACTGCACCTGAAGCTCAGATCATACAAGTCCCATTTACGGACATTGAAGTCCCAATGCCGACTACCACGATCATGACTACAGCAGCAACTACAGCATTTATTTCTGTAGGTGCAACACTTGCTGCCACATCACTGTTTAAATATCTAGTGATGATTATGAAACCTATAATTAAGCAAGCATGGAACAAGATGACAAAAAAGGCGGGATCATCAAATTTATCGTCCTCGTCTGGTCAGCCGGACTCTTAACTGCAAGTTATGCAGGATGGATGGAAAAGATGGATCCTACATATGTCGCTTCTATTCTTAGCGGAACTTTAGCAACCTTTTCTATTTCAAGAGAAAAAAACAAATGAAGAAACTACTTCTACTTTTTTTTATTGCGGCTCCAGTATCTGCTCAGGTAACCCCTAATTTTACTCAAGGTTCAATGCAGTCAACGACAACCACCACCATTGACATTGACCGAACAATTGAGACTGAAGTATATGGTGGTGATTATTCATCATGGTCTGGAACGAACGTTACACCAAGCGGGGACATTGCGGACACCGCTACAACCTATTCAGTAACCAACGCTGGCGAGCAATTTCAGCTAGAGATTGTGACGCGAGGTGCGGGACTAATACAAGAAAGCCTAGTAACAGAAACAATCGAGCAAAATACTGTTACTACTTCCTTATCGGTCTTCTCTCAGTAACACCTGTCTACGCAAACGAAGACCCAACAGTTAAAAATACATCATCGCCTGTAGCCGCAGCAACGGGCAATGTGACCAATAGCGCGGTGCAATTTCAAAACAATGGAGCACCGTCTAGGCAATACTTTGCATCAAACAGTAGTTGTAATGGAACGACTATGCAGTTTTCGCCATTTTATATGGGGAATGATACTATTCCTCATGATCATACTGGCTATGTGCGTAGCAACAACTATGGCGTACAGCTAAACTTTTCTGTGCCGCTAGATGGTGGCATGATTGAAACTTGTAAAAGTATTGCGCGTAAACACGAACAAAAAATGCGTCTTGATTACGAGCTTGTTCGCGCTCTTAAATGCACAGAAATCATGACTAGTGGTTTTACTTTTAGGCCAGGTAGTCGTGTTGAAATGTTGTGCCATGACATTATTCCAATTGTATTAGTAAATGATTGAAGCAGTCGTTTCTGCTTGCATTGCAGTAATAGCCGCAGGCGCAGCAGTTACTAATCGGCTCCATAGCCGTATTAATGATATGGACAGACGTTTAGATACTTTTGAACTTCGAGTGGCTACAAGTTATGTACCAAAAGACGAGTTCCTAACGGCTGTCAAAAAAATGGAAGATCACATGATCCGAATTGAAAACAAGATCGATCAAATTGTTTTAAAGAATGGCTAATTCTAAAAAGAAAACCCACATGGGTACTGAAGAACAGTTTGAAGTTTTACATGGCCTTGTCACTTCTGAGTTTATTGCTCGTGTGAAAGCTGGTGAGGCTTCGACAGCTGACTTACGTGCAGCTGTTGAATGGCTGAAAATTAACAACATTACTGGTGTACCTGTCCAGGAAAGTCCTCTTGCTGACTTGATGGGTCTTATTCCAGAACTTACCTTTGACGACATCGAGAGTGAAATCAAATGAGCCTTTACAGAAACATCAACAAGCGTAAAAAAGCTGGCACTTCACGTTCTAAAAAAAACTCAACTATTAGTGCTAAATCATACGGCAACATGAAAAGAGGCTTTAAAAAAGGTAAAAAATAATGGCTCCTGGTCGCTCCTCTAATCCTGGTAGAAGCGCACGTTATTACGCCAAAAACCCAAAAGCTCGCGCAAAGAAAAACGCTGCACAGCGTAAGCGTAATAAGACTGACGCAAATAAGGCGTACAGATCCGAGCTTAACGCTGAAAGACGGCGCAGAAATGTTTACGGAAAGGGTGGTCCTGATATGTCGCATACGCAGTCAGGCCGCCTAGTTAAAGAATCACCAAAAAAAAACCGCGCCAGAAACGGTCATGGGCGGAACGGACGACTTAAAAAAACTTGATCTATGGACACGCCAAAGTCTCTCATGCATAATCTTCTCGCTTTTCGTAGTGGTGACGCTAAACGAATGTGGCGAGAACTTATTAAACAACGTGATGGTTACCGCTGCTTTTACTGCGGTTCCTCTGATAACTTAACTATCGATCACGTGGTTCCCCAATGTAAGGGAGGACCGACAAATGCTGAGAACTGCAAAACGGCGTGTCTTGCCTGCAATCAAGCAAAGGGAAGCCTTTCCCTTGACGAATTTATTACTAGCAATTTCCCACAGCACATAGCTGCTTAACAAATGCCTATTTCTAACGAGCGTAATTATTTGCTCAAGCCTCAACTTGCTCATAGTGGTGTTACCGCTTTGACTCAAGCTGCTGCTAATGCTGCGTCAGCTGCCTACACCGTTGCTGATCTTGTTCAACTGATCAACACCGCAATTACTACTAAATATAATAACGTCACTAACGCAACTGTTGGTGGTAAAACTACTGGAACCATTGGTCTTGCTACTAGCAAGCAAAACTAATGCCTGGCCAAATGCCATCGCACGTCGGTCTCTTTGAAAAACTAAGAAACCGCACAAGCGCAACAAATGACGCTCTTAGCATTCTTCGAAATGCTGGATATTCCAAACCTAAAAAGAAAAAACCTAAAACGAAAAAATAATGAAAACTTTTATTGCTTCTAGCGCTCTAGTTTTAATGAGTGCTGGCACTGCTTTGGCAGGCCCCTATGCTGTGATCGAGACAAATAGTGGATTTTATGGATCTGATTTTACCTCGTCGGTGACGGATTTTCATATTGGTTACGAAGACACTTTCAACGGTCTTAGCTATTACGCAGAGATTGGTCCATCTTCTTTTAACCCAGATGGTGGGGAAGCAGAAACCCTTCTCACAACTAAAGCCGGTGGATCGTTTGACTTCTCTGACAAACTTTCCGGATATACCGAACTTGCAATTACGTTCGATGATACTAATTCATACGGGACAAAGCTCGGAGTGAAGTATTCCTTCTGAGACATGGCTAGGAGGCTCTTTAGCGGGCCTCCGCCCCCTATTTAGGTATGGATACATCTAATGAATAAAACAGAGGCCTTAGAAGCCCGTTTAAAAAAAGATTTTAAAACTTTTCTTTCTGCTATTTGGCATGAGCTCAACCTTCCCTCCCCTACTCGTGCTCAGTATTGCATTGCTAATTACCTTCAACACGGTCCCAAACGATTGCAAATACAAGCTTTCCGAGGTATTGGTAAAAGCTATGTAACCGCTGCTTACGTCCTTTGGGAGTTATACAAAGACCCTAACGTCAAGGTCATGTGTGTCTCTGCATCTAAGGAGCGGGCAGACAACAACAGCATCTTTATCCAAAAGCTTATTCTTACCATTCCTTGGCTTTCACACATGAGACCCAAGGGAGATGAATACCGCTGGTCTCGTATTAATTTTGACATTGGTGGATGTACTCCTACTCAGAGTCCGAGTGTGAAATCAGTCGGGATAACGGGAAACATGACCGGAAGTCGTGCGGATATTCTCTTATACGACGATGTTGAGGTTAGTAATAACAGCTCAACAGACCAACTTCGGGAAAAACTTTTACAGCTTATTGCTGAATCTGAGTCGATCTTGATGCCTAAGCCTTCCTCAAGAATTATGTTTCTTGGGACTCCCCAAAACTCTTTTAGTTGTTACGGTACTCTTGCCCAACGGGGATACAAGCCTTACATCTGGCCGTCGCGTTATCCAAGCAAACCAGAGGTTTATGAGGGCCTTTTAGCCCCCGAACTATTGGAAGACCTAGACAACGGCGCTGAAAAGGGGGCTCCAACAGATACCCGCTTCTCAGACAAAGAGTTGCTGGAGCGTGAGGCCTCGATGGGTAGGTCTAATTACCAGCTCCAGTTTCAACTCAATACGGCCCTTTCAGATCTTGATAAGTTTCCCCTCAGATTTTCAGACTTTATCGTTACCCCTGTGGGTAATGAGTGTGCAGAAAAATATACCTGGAGTTCTGATCCGCGCTATGTCCTAGGTCAATTACCCGCAGTGGGCCTTCCCGGTGATCGTTGGTATTCCCCGATGTTTATCGAGACCGCTTGCTGCGACTTCTCAGAGACGTGTGTGGCATTAGACCCATCCGGTAGGGGCCTAGACGAAACATCTGCCGTTGTTTTGTCTCAAGCCAATGGATACTTGTTCCTTAGGGATATGCGTGCCTATAGGGATGGCTACAGCGACTCAACTCTCATTGATGTTCTTAAGCTATGTAAGCGATATAACGCTACAACCTTGATTTGCGAAAGCAACTTTGGCGATGGTGCCGTTACTGAGTTGCTTAAAAAACATGCTTGTCAACTTATGGCCAACCTCAACATTGAAGAGGTTCGGGCAACAGTGCGGAAAGAAGAGCGAATCATTGACACCCTTGAACCAGTTCTTAATCAACACCGTCTCATCATTGATCCGAAGGTGATCGAATGGGACTACAGATCAAACCCAGATGAAGCTCCTGACAAACGACTTGAGTACATGTTGATGTATCAGTTAAGTCGCATGAGTCGCGAAAAAGGAGCCGTCAGACATGACGACAGAGCTGATGTTTTAGCAATGGGTGTGAGGTGGTTTACTGATGCCCTAGCTCTCTCCGCTCATAAGCAAGCTGCTGATCGCAAACGTATGGAGTTTGAGGCGATGCAGGAGATGTTCCTAGATGACCCTCAGAGGGCTACAGATGCTCTTGTGCTTGGGTTGGGTCATCACCAGCTAAAGAGGGGCCTTAGAGGGTCTTCTAGACCTCGCTCGTGGTTTGAAGGGTCAGCTATAGGAGACAATCGTTAGTTAGACGGATGCACATAGTTGAGAGAGACCTCAAGACACCTTCCCCCCTTGGTTGCACATGAATGACCGGGGGAGTGGTGCCCTCTGGTTATTACTTTGGACAGCGATTAAAGCAGCCCCAAATCCATCCCCATTCGGGAATGTCTTTGGGGTTTCTCCCAAAAAGACAAATAAGAGAGACAAATAGTTATATGGGGGGTAAGGGGGGTATAACATCTTATAACTTAGTTATAACCGTGTATAACTAAAAGATTTAAACACTCACCAAAACCGTCTTATAACTAGCTGGTTACCGGTTGTTACCTGCTACTACTTACGTTCATTCATACAACCTGTTACTACCTGTTGTATGGACGCATTAATCATCCATTCATGGAACGGGGGATGGTGTGATTCAGGTACTTAATTATGTCCTCTATTGAAGTTCGTGCTCGTCTGAAAGAAGTTAAAGCATACGTTCAAGAGCAGAAGTGTGTTTACCGAGGTGTCCCTTACACAGCGCGTGTGGTGATGCCGGAGTATTTTGACAAAAAAATCTGAACCCTATACGTGTGTGTTTGGGCTGCCGAAGACCCCCATTACCCCTGTTGCTTGTCAATTTGCGCCGGAATATGGGGGCCCTTCACCATCATTTAGGGGGTGGGGTGGGGTCTACTTAGATCCTGCCTGGGTTCTCATTAGATGTATGATCTAGCGGAGGGTTTGTGTTGCTTACTCGTTTGTATTAGTTTTTGTTATCGATTAAAATATATTTTTAATTTTATCTGTCGCATTAAATAGTTATCAATGAACGATCACAAAAGACATCCGAACGCTTCGAACGTTATGGATCACGCCTACCTGTCACAAGCTGACCGATACAACAAACTGCTGGCAGTACTCATGGAGCCAAACTTGGACTTAACAGCCAAACAGACTCAGTTCGTCTTACAAGCTGCCGAAGCCATCGAATCAGAATGGCTCGTTCCCAAAGATGACAGCGAATAACCACAAGCCCAACTGACACAAACACCAGTTACTGCAAGGGGTGTGGGTGTCTTTATGTTTTCTTTCGCTTGGTCTCGCTTGCAGAAGTGGGGGTGATGGGGCAATATCTGCACATCGGCCACAGCATTGATCTCATTAGATCCTTGTGATTGGCCGTCCACTTATACGGACACCCAAACAGCATGTATTGCATTGAACAGTATTTCGGCAGCGATGACGGATGGTCAATGGTCTCTCCTTTTGTTGATCAGGCCACCGCTTGTCGTCGTCTGCGTCTTCATCGTGCTTGCCGTGGTCATCAGTTCATTTATCGCATCCGCCGCAAGTACAGCGAGCAGGGCTTAAACCTGCATGACCTGCCATTTGCATTTGTTTAATCAATCCCATCTCTGCAACTCAGCCATGTCGACACTTGAATACACGCTGCCAGCTCACTGGGCCTCCGCTCTCATGAACGACGACCACACCGGACTTGACGAACAAGACGACGAAAAGTTGATGATCATCCTCTCCAATGAGGGGCTGGGCTGTCCCACCAGCTGCAGCGAGGAACCCAAATTCCTCAAGTACCACGACGGCCAACCTTATGGGGTCAAGGCCTGCGATTGTCTCGTGTTCACTTTCTCCATTTGATTCATGACTACCACCATCACTAACGAGATCAACTGGTTCATTACTGCTGGCACCTTGCGGGCAGCTTTTACACAAGACAAACGCCAAGACGGTACATCGTATTGGTGTCTAACTAGACAAGCCCGCCAAACAGTCGATGACTTGACGGAATGGCTGCATTCCTTGCATGACGACGAACTGCCCAATGATTGGCGATACGAAACCATCGTTAGCATTCTTGACGCTTTGATAGATGTTGATAAGCCATTAGATGAAATTCTGGATCATTACGACTTGACCTGTGGCATTGCTGACAACCTTACAGATATCTACAACCACGACTTATTTCAATGGTACGCCGATCATCCCGATCGCGTTTCGTACATCGAAGAAGCAACAGCTGAAGGTCTCATCAGTACAGACCTTGACACCATAGGTCGTCTCACCATTGGCCAGCATGAATGCATCCGCTCTATGGCTGATCGCATTGTTGACCGTCTTTTGTCTTCTCACTCCCACTAATGCAAGCTACCACGCACAAGCCCGTGAAATTCCTGACCGGCTACCTGTTGTTCCTGTCGCTCTCTCTGATCTTTTTGGGTCAGTTTTTAGGGCATCTTGACGCTAACCGTTGCCAACAACGCAATGGATACACGTACAACCAATGTCGTGCCCTTAACGGCTGACCACTCACTCCCATTATTGCAACTGATTTCTTTTCACAATCATCAACCAAACAATGGACCTTAAACAAATTCAAACAGCCGTGTTAAAAGGTAAAACGGTGCATTGGACTAATAACGCTTACGTCGTTATTTATTCCGAAGAAATTGATAAGTTTTTGATTAGGTGTACTTTAAACGACAATTACACGGGCTTAACTTGGAACGATGGCAAAACAATGAACGGTAAAGCAGAACATTTTTACATTGGAGAAAATGACTAATGCAAAATCTTAGACACACTGGATGGACTCAGATCCAAAACAACATTAATAGATCGAAAGCCGAGGCACTAGCCGCCATTGCGGACCCATCAAAGGTTGACCAATTGGGATCAACTGCCCTCGGAATTTATAAATATCAGTTGGAACTTAGGTGTAAACAAAAACACAAACCAACAAATACCCAGCTCACACATTGATGCATCTTTTTTTAACGATTCACCATCACAACCCTTAATCAGGGCCAAAACTAAATAAAATCCCCTTGAAAATTCACCAATTCTAATTTTTAGGTTTTGAATCAACAAAACTTTACAGCAAGAACCAAGGAGCTTGCTTTGCTAAACGAAAAGATTTTAACCATTTATCAAGCAAACCCAAACGATCCAACACTTGACTCATTGTGTAAACAACGCAACAAAATTGCACATGACCTGAGGCATTTTTTTTCAAACATCACTCCCACTTATGTCAATGCCTAATTCAAATGATGAAACCTATGACGAAAATGCCACGTTTAAAGAGCGTCTTGTTTGGTATGTCGCTCGAGACATGGAGGAAAAAGCCAAAGCTCTTGTGGAGCTGCTTACCCGATTAGAATCAAACTTGGACTGGGAAATCAGTATATTTTCCGAAGATTCTTAACTAAAACATTTTTCTCAGCTTTAATATAAATCACTCGCAAACCGTAATGGAAGCCACAAAGCTAGCAACTTTGTGTCTAGCAGTTAATCAGTTCAAATTGGCTGTTGGATCAAATCCTCCCTTGCAACTCTTTCAAGTGTTTTGCTTTATTGCTGCCCATCCAGGGTGTTTACAAGCAGACATGGAACGAGTAACCGGTATGAGTGAAAGCAGCTGCAGCAGAATGATTAAATGGCTTGGACCAATAAAAGCAGATCAATCGAAAGGCTTGTGTCTTGTAAGAATTGATCCTAATCCAAAATATTATAAGCAAAACATTCTTTCCTTAACACCAAAAGGTGAAATGTTAGCTGATTTAATTATTCAACATTTGTAATTTCACCACAATCATCAAATGGCAACTGCAACCCTTAAAAAGGTAATTTCTCCATCAACTGTCACTCCCATAAATGACATTGATGAAATCAAAACTTGGGGAGAAGCTGCCAAGTACACGTGGAAACACAAGTGGAATGGCAAAGCATCAGAGAAAACATCTTTGATCAACATGAACCATTGGATGGGTGTCGCTGGCTACACGACTCCTTTAATCAGGGCCAAAAAGGGCGCTTGGTGGACTCAAAAAATTGAAGAATTAAAAGAGGATCACGCAGAATGGACTGATTCAACATTAAATCGTGTCATTAGCTCTGGCACAACAATCTTGAATTTTTGCCGTGAGCAAGGTTTGTGTGACATCAAGCCACCAAAGTTCGAAAAAGGTGAGGAGGGAGAGCATCGGTTTACGTTTTTCACAAAGGAAGACGTAGAAAAACTCGCTTTCGTGGCGGTCGACGTATTCGATCGACCAGACCTAGCCGATGCCCTCGCGTTCTCAGCTTACACGGGGGTGCGACAAGGCGAGCTGTTAAAGCTCAAGGTGTCGGATGTTGATTGGATGATGCGATGCGTCTGGGTGGGTGGTAAAGCCCATCTCAAGACCAAAGGCAAAGAGTGTCGAGCAGTTCCAATGCACGATCGTGTGGAGGACTTGTTAAGAAAACGTTGCAATCAATCACACCCACAGTCAACTTTATTCGGAAGAGATTGGACTAACAAAGATCAGCTGTACGGTGCCTTTAAGAAAATTCGTAAACATTCTGGTTTTACTGAAGACTACGTTTGGCATTCATTACGGCATTCTTTTGCAACTTGGTTAGGTGAGGTTTCACATCCCCGCCAAATCATGGAATTAATGGGCCACAAAAACATCGAAACAACGCTGAGGTACTGCAAACCAACTGATGATGCAATGCGTCAAGCAATTAACAAATTGTAGTGATGCACCAGGGGAGACTTGAACTCCCACACCCGAAGGCACATGTACCTGAAACATGCGCGTCTACCAATTCCGCCACTGGTGCGTGACCGACAAAACATACTACCTGAACACATGGGTTGACTTGCAGACCACATCAGCTAGAACAGCGTATCCGTCGAATCACGCGGATCTATTGCTCTGGTTCAAGGGCCTGTTTACGCCTCTAAGCCACGCCGTTGGCTGTTTTCACCATCATGAAACCCTGTGTGTATCAGGGAACCTGTTCGTTCAATTACATTCAGGTTCTAACTAGCCTCACCTGTCAGCAATGCAATTGGCCGGGTTAAATGCCCGGTCTCCTAATGGGGGACTCAATCCCACAAATGCAAGTGAATAATGAAAGAATCTAACGAGTATTTAAATCAAAAACAAATTGAAAAATTGACCCCTGAAGAGTATTCAATGCTCCTTGCATATGGTCGTTTGACTCAATTTGATGACGACGAAATAACAGAAGAGTCTTACGCAAAACTCCGAATATCCTGCGGTATTTAGTTCTTAATTCTTGTAATTAGCCTCTTAACTAATGTCGAATCTTCAAGTTGATCCGTTTGAACGTCAGCTCCACATCGAAACTGTTGAACAAAAAGAAGAGGCTATTGCACGCCTTGAATCAAGAACAACTAAGGCTGAACAAAAAAGCTATGCGTCGTCAGCTGTTTGGGGAAAAAAAGCCCTTAATGGACATCTCTCCGCGTGCTCCGACACAGTCAGCGAACGCCTAGCACAAATTGGGAATGGTCGAGCTGGACAGCATTACGCCGCTGTTCGCAAATGTGTTGGGAAATGTGAGCCAGAGGTTTTATCACTGCTGGCAATGAAAACCTGTCTCGATGTACTGGGCAAAGAATCACGTCCCACATACATCGTGTTGTGTACTCGTGTAGGCCATTCAGTCCAATCAGAACTCAGGCTTCGGTATTACCAAGAACAAAACCCAAACTTGTTCAAAAAAATTTCTAACAGGTTTCATTCATCAACAGGTCAAGGGCAAAAACTGACCGTGTTGCGTAAGGGATTCAACGATGAGGGGATTCCGTGGAGCACTTGGTCAACCACCACGTTGCACGAGGTAGGAGCGTGGCTGATTGATTGCATCCAACGATCTCGTGGCTGGTTTACGACGCAGACATCACAAGAAAGCAAGCGCAAACGAGCCACAATCGTTCGATTTTCTGATGAGTTCCTTGACCTAAAGGACCACATTATGGAACGCGCTAGGGAGCTTGCTAGCTGCCTATGGCCAATGGTCTATGAACCAATTGATTGGACTAACGATCAGATTGGTGGGTATTTGACTGGCGTTGAGCGGGGCTACAAGCTTGTGCGCGGGGGTTGCACATTACCGCAGGGGGACCTGTGCTTGGAGATGGTCAATCGTCTGCAAAAGACTGCGTACAAGCTCGACAAACGTGTCTACGAGGTGCAGGAGCATTGCTTCCGCAACATGATTTCAATCGGCAAATTCAAACGGCAAGAGCGGAAAGAAATCCAAAACACTCTGACCGACACATCAACCGAAGACGAAATCAAAGCCTACAAGCGCAAACGTCGAGACCTTGAAGACAGAAACGCGCAGTTGGAACGCGAAAACGTCAGGACAACTGAGGTAATGTTTATTGCCAAAAAGTTTATTGATGAACCGCGTATATGGCTTTGCAGTAATTACGACTATCGCGGAAGAATTTATTTTGTTCAACCAACACTTACACCGCAAGGATGTGACCCTGAAAGGGCCCTATATCTCTTTGCTAATGAAGGACCCGTTAACCGTTTCTGGGTAGCCTTTCACGTTGCCACTTGCTTCGGCTTGGATAAAGCAACGCTAAGTGACCGTATTGAATGGACTGAATCTAACGCTAATTTAATTACCGCAATTGCAACAGACCCAATTGGCAACATGTCTCTTTGGGCTAATGCAGCCGAACCTTGGTGTTTTCTTCAAGCATGTTTTGAGTGGTTTGAGTGCTGCCTAGCTTGCACAAAAACCACATCAAATTTAATGTGTGGAGTTGATGCCACTGCATCTGGTTTACAACATCTAAGTAGTGCAACACTCGACAAAACATCAGCAAGTTTGGTCAACGTATGCAAGACAGATAAACCTGTTGATGCTTACGCAATCATTGCTGAAAAAGCAAAGCAACATGTACGCCCTGAAGTACGTGACTGGTTAAACAGACGCGTGACAAAAAGGACCACAATGTGTTTACCATATGGAATTTCTAGACACACATCGAGAGGTCATGTACGGGATGCTTTGTTAGATGAAGGCAGAGATTTGAGTGAGCAAGGTTTACTTACTGAGATCACTACTGCCATCTACGAACACGCAATTCCTGGTGTCTTTGCTGGTCCAATAAAAGTAATGAATTGGATCAAACAAGTTGTGCGGCAAAAGATGAATCAGCCAGGTGCTAATCATCTTCAATGGGTAACTCCTGCTGGTTTCGTTGTTCGTCAAGACCTTCGCAAACCAATTACACGCCGAGTCAACACGCATTTAATGGGTGTAGGACGCATCACCGCCAGTGTTTACCTTGGCCCTGGTGAAGTTGATGTCAACCATCACTGCTCTGCAACCAGTCCAAATCTGGTGCATAGCTGGGATTCTGCCCTTTTGATGTTCACATTTTCTTGCTGGGACAAACCGTGGACTTCTATTCACGACTGTGTCATGGCTAGATCATGTGACATGGATGCCCTTTCGAAAGAAATTCGTCTGCATCATGCTGAGATGTATAAGGGCGAACCTCTTAAAGAATGGGCAGAACAAATTGGGGTCGATGTACCCGATGATCTAATGGTCGGAGATCTTGATGTTGATGAGGTAAATGACTCACCTTATTTCTTCTGTTAATTGAAATCTCGGACAAACATTTCCAAAGTTGAGTGGACACCTGGCCCTCCTAAAAAAACAAGGCAAGGCCAGGGAAGGCATTCACTCAAAAACCACGGACGTAAAAAAACTCGCGGTCAAGGCCGCTAAATTTTCATGGCTAATCGCTACACATTCAACACCAGTCTCGAAGGCTTCATCAATTGCGGTGAACCTGCGGGTAAGTACAACAACATGTGCTTTAGTTTTAAACTTCCCTCTGATGTTTTGGAGAAAGTTGAAGACGATTACGAGGCACTAATGGATTGGGCCAAAAGCAAAGTTCCTAATCCTAATCGCGTCACCATTGCAGCTCGTAAATGGGATGAAGATGGTCTCGTTAAGTATAGTTTTGGCGGTGATACAAACCGCCCTGATCTTGTTTTTATTGACACTGAAGGACAAATTCTTGATAAGCCCACGCGCCAATCAATTCGCAAAGGTACAAAAGCCCGCATCATTTGCGATCAAAAACCTTATACCAAACCGAGTGTTGGAACGACTATCAAAGTTTTGGGCATTCAAATTGTTGAACTTGTAGCAGGTGCTGTCTCTGATTCAGGTGAATTGACCACTGAAGACATTGTCTCAATGTTTGCAGAAGAACCTGTGTCCGGTTTTAAAACAAATTCACCATCACCACGTGAAACAGCAACAGCAGGATCTGAAGAGTACGAGGATTTCTAATGCGCTTTCGCTCCAAATTTGAGGAGCAGGTTGCAAAATCCTTTGACAAAAAAGGCTATACATACTTGTATGAGTCTTCTAAAATTTGTTATCAGTTATCCTGCTCATATACACCTGATTTTTGCCTACCAAATGGTATTTATTTAGAGACTAAAGGTTTCTTAAAGCCATCAGATAGGCGAAAACATATAGCAATTAAGGACCAACATCCAGATCTTGATATTAGATTTGTGTTTATGAGAGACAACAAGCTCTCAAAAAACTCTCGACACACGTATGTGAGTTGGGCAGAAAAACACGGATTTAAAGCTTGTGTCTGGCCAAACATTCCTCCCACTTGGTTTGATGACTGATCCGTTTAAGGACTACGTCCGTCGCGCTACAAAATCCCTTGTCAATCATTTTCTTGACATGGGAGTGCCAACTGACGATATTCTTCCAGCAATGGATGAAGAATTAGATTTCTTTGAAACTGTTGTCTTTGATGTAATTAAAGATGCAGGATAATGAGTCTTACCCTGTCGAATCGCATGTTGCATGTGAAACGTGCGGGTCATCTGACGCCAAAACAATTTACAGCGATGGTCATTCTTTTTGCTATTCGTGTGAAACTTTGACAACTACAAATGAATCCTGCGTTAACAACAGCGTGGGATTTTCTTATACAGGTGATTTTAGAGCAATTCGTTCTCGCGAAATTTCTGTCGAAACCTGTAAAAAGTTTAATGTGCGAGTGGCTGAAGGTCCACGTCTTCGCTTCCCTTACACCTCTGAATCTGGCCAAGTTGTTGGATATAAAGAGCGTGACAAGGAAAAAAACTTTAAATGGGTTGGCAAAAATACTGAAAAACGTTTATTTGGCCAACAATTATTTGGTGGTCATAAAAAAGTTTTAGTCATTTGCGAAGGCGAACTTGATGCCCTCTCAATATACTCTGCTCGAAAAAATTGGCCGGTAGTTTCTATTTTCAGTGGAGCTGCTGGTGCTTATCGAGACTTACAAAACAATCTCAAGTTTTGTCTCGAAGCAGAGTCAATCATATTGATGTTTGATCAAGACGATGCGGGACAACAAGCAGCAATCAAGTGTGCAACGTTGTTTCCACCTGACAAATGCCTTATTGCACATTTAGCTGGCTACAAAGATGCTTCGGAAGCTTTACAAGCAAACGATGCTGAAGCCATCCGTCAAGCAATATGGAATGCATCTCCGTTCACACCAAAACAAATTATCGATGGACGAGACCTCTTTGATGTCTTGCGTGCACCAACAGTTGGTCGGGATGCTGATTGGTTTGTTGACGATCTTAACACCGTTACTGGTGGTCTTAGATTCTCAGAATTGGTCCTACTCACAGCTCCAACAGGTGGAGGTAAAAGTACATTCTGTGGTGAACAATGTCAATCATTAGTACAACAAGGCTTTAACGTTGGGTACATTGCCCTTGAAGAAAGCGTTAAAAGAACTGGCTTGCGGTTAATGACTGTTGAGGCAAACAAGCCTTTACATTTAGATAACTCAATTGACGAGGCAGAATTTCGTAATGCCTTCGATAAAAGTGTTGGTTCTGGGAAAGTATTTTTGCGAGATGGCTTTGGATCTTGTGACCCCGATGCAATCATTGCTGATATGCGTTACTTAGTGAAAGCTAAGAATGTGCAGTGGATTATTTTAGATCACTTGTCTATTTTGCTGTCGGGTAACGCGGCTCAAGATGAGAGAAAAATGTTGGACGAGTCCATGACAAAGCTGAGAAGTTTTGTCGAAGAAACTCGCATTGGTTTGATTTTAATTAGCCATCTAAGGAGGACAACAGGTGACAAAGGCCATGAAGATGGTGCAATGGACATTTCACTTTCTCATCTCAGGGGTTCGCATAGCGTTGCACAATTGTCAGACATTGTTGTCAGTTTGCAGAGAAATGTATCGGCAGGAGAAAATATGGCAAAGCTTAAAACTCTCAAAAATAGGTTTAACGGATCGACTGGTGAATCGGGTCAACTCTCGTATAACTCTTCGACCGGACGCATGGTTTCGGAGAAAAAAAAACAAGAGAGTTCTGCTGGATATGAGTTTGGGCTCATTTAAACCCAATCACATGGTCTTAATCCTTGATTACGAAAAACACCATCATCTAAAAAAGGCTGTTGATTCAGCTTTATGGGGAACAACTGGTAGGCATTTGATAAGTGTTTTGTTTTACCAAAACCACAAAGCAATACTTGTTGCTTACAAAATTAAAAAGTATCCAACACTTTTGATTTTTAATTCCCAAATTGAAGAGGTGACAAGAATTACAGATGCAGACCTATTGACAGTTCCTTTTTTTAATAAAGCATTAAAGCTAATGGAAGCATGAGACTTTTGTTTGACATCGAAACAGATGGTCTTTTGCGTCGAATGTCTATTATCCATTGTTTGGTGGTAATGGATATAGATACGCAAGAGGTCTACAAATATGACGACACAGGCAAGTTCCCTTCAATCACAGAAGGTTTAACCTTTTTGATGGAAGCAGATGAACTATGGGGCCACAATTTGTGGGGCTTTGACATCCCCGCTATTCAAGGGTTTGTTCCATTCTTTCATCCTCGTTGCAAGGTATATGACACTTTGATTTTGTCTCGCTTGTTTTTCAATGACATGCTTGAGAGAGATCTAAGGTCACGTCCGGCCAACATGCCAGGTAACTTGTATGGTCGACATTCTCTAGAAAGCTGGGGCTATCGCCTTGGTGTATTTAAATCTGAGTTCGGTAAACAGCTAGCTGGGGATTGGTCTAATTACACACCCCAAATGTTGGAATATTGCGTTGCTGACGT